TCAAATTGAGAGCCCATGAATCTTGCACCTAGTCCTGTGTAATCTCTAGGGTTTATTTCTTCTTCTTCAGTCTCTTCTTTTTTTACTGCTTCAACAATTGGAGGAATATAAGGATCGTTGTCTCTAACATTACCATCCATAATATCAATTTGTTCTTGAGTCTTACCTCTATTTTTTAAATTATCTAAATCATCTCTTGATACATCACCTGTTCCTGCAAGATCTCTATAGTCTCTTGCTTTTCTTAAAGTATTTAATGCTGTTACTTGTGTATCTGGTCTTATTTTGTTTGTTAGTAAACCAGTTATTCCAAACATAGGAGAGTTTACATCATATAAATTTTTTCTTGTAGATTCTATAGATGTTCCTTTATTACTTATAAGATCTTCTAACCCCTTACCTAAACCACTAAAATCATAACCATACGTTTCATCAGCTTTTACTTTATCAGCAATTTCTTCTGCTGATAAACCATAATCATCCATCATATCTACATATTGTTCTATGTCTTGATATTTTTGAAATGCTCTTTTGTTAGCTAAATCTATGTTTGTTTTGTTTTGAAATTTTTTATTTTTATCTTTTAGAGAAGAAAAAATATTACCAAATTTATCTGTTAAACTAAGACCTAAATCAGAAAGTTCTTTAGCTCTAGCTGCATCTTCTTCTTCTTTTTCTTTTATAGCTTTAGCTATTGCATCTGCTTTAATTTTATCAGCTTTAATTTTATCAGCTTTTAATTTTTCTTCATATTCTCTTTTTGATTTTTCGTATCGTTCTCTATCTACTGTTTTTTTATCTTTTTCTTTAGGACCTGTTTCAACAGTTTTTTTATCAACATTATATTTTTGTCTATTGTCCTCCGGATCACCCCCACCATTATTTTTTTTACCACCTGGTGGGCTTGTATTACTTCCACCTTTTTGTCCTTTTGGACCTGGACTTTGTCCTCCTGTTCCTGTTGAACCACCCTTATCTTGACCATGATCTTGACCGCCTCCGCCGCCTCCGCCGCCTCCGCCGCCTCCGCCGCCTCCGCCGCCTCCGCCGCCTACAGATCCCATATCACCTTGTAATGATATGATTCCAGCTGGTCCTTTATTTGGTTTTCCTTTTAAAGATCCATATATATCAGCGTCTAATAAAATTTTCTGTTCTCTTGGAGTAATATAGGCTAATTCTGCTACAACATGATCAGGATCTGATAACCATTTTTTAGGAACTGTAACTGTTTCTTGTTTACCTAAATAATTTGGACCACCACTTTGATTAACTGGTTTTACTTTTTTAGTTAATCTTTGATCTTTATATTTTTTAACGTTTGTAATTGCCATTGTTCTATTTTATATAAGTTTGCCTTAGTTTACAATATTATTCATCATCAGATGCAGCACCAAGTGTTGGCATTGCAGCTACTTTTATCTTTAAAGATCGCATAACGTCTTCTTTTTTAGTATCAGTAGATGGGTTTGCAATATCATCCTCTGCTTCTTTATCTGAATTATATTCTTTACTTGTTTTAGTATTTCTTAATACTACCTCAGTTTCACACTTAACAACTGGTACTTTCTTACCATTTATCATTGTGTATGTTACTTCACCTTCTTCTTTAAACGCCATATTTTTCTCCTTAATCTCTGTTAATTTCTAATAATGATGCCACAACATGTAATTCATTAGCATCAGATGCGGTAACTTTCAATATCTCATTTTCTAATAATATCAAAGGTTCTGTTAATAATTGTTCAGTAGTATTAGAAGCTATTGATTTAACTTTAAATAAACTAAATACAGCCGCTGCTGCATTAGTTAATGTTGCTGTTATTGTTGCTGCACTTCCAGCATCGTTTGACACTAATAAAGATTTTACAATAGCTCTAGAGTTACTAGGTGTTGTATATAATGTAGTAGCATTTGTTGTAGTTAAATCTACTTTTGCATTTGTATATATATTAGCCATTAAACCAAGTAAACCTTTCTTGTTCTTGTTTTTGTTCGTTTAGAAATGTAGAATTTAATTGTTCTACGATCAAAGAAATTGCTCTGTTAATTTGTTTTTGGTTAGACACATCATAGTCTTGTTTAGGTTCTGGTAATCTTACTAATACTTTAGCCATTATCTACGTCCATCCGGTTGTACATCTATTCTAAAAGTTCCAAAACGCCAAGACTCACTAACATTAGTATTTTCTATTTTTATATTAACAAATCTTCCTCTAGCTCTTGTATCTTTTTTATCAGTGCTAGAAGTAATTGTAAAAGGACTAAGCGCTGTTGTTGTTTCGGATTGTTGTGGATAACGTTTGACAGCAAGTGTTACTTTTGCATTACCTTGTAGATCTTTAAAATCTGGTATAAATCTTCTCATAGCTAAAAATACATCTCCGGAAAGTGTTGATCCTGTAGATTTACCTTGAGCATTTTTTTGACTTGCTTGTAAATCAAAATCATATGATTTTACAAATGATGTAACTGTTGTTGTACTACCATCTGCATTAACTTGATCAGTACCTACTTCATGCTCAAACAAAGTTGTTTGACCTAAACCATCCTCACCCACAACTTCAGGAAATGTTCCTGATGCAGAAGAATTAAATTTAGTTGCAATAGGTTTTGGATAAACTGTTGCATCAATCCAAGAAGTTCTTGCTTCTGTTCCAATATACCAAACACCACCTCTTACTTGTTCACCATAATTAAATACTACATATTGATCATTGTAAGTAGAATTAGTTGACGGGTAATACCAAACAACTTCTGTAAATTGATTATTTAAACCAGCGTATACTTGCTGACCTTTTGTAGTATCAGCTTGATCATATACATAGTCTTCAACAGAACATGGTAGTGATTTAACTGTACCATCAAACATAAAGAAACCATTTGGACTCATCCAAAAAGCAACACCATCAATTTCAACAACTGCATTCTTACCTATCAATCCACAGTTAGTACCAACTTGTTCAAATCCAAAAGTAAAAGGTGCACCAATAAATTTCATTGAATACAATGCATTGTCTGTCCAAATTAAAATAGAGTCTTTACCTTTTAAGGCTCCCATAATTTTTGTACCATCTTGTAATCTTTGAGTACCCGCAGTATTAATTGCAGTAGGGGTATAATCATTTATGTCTTCTTGGTCCGAGAATCTTATAAACATATTATCTTGTGTTGCAGTACTTCCAATAGTTGTTTCTGTACCTAAATGAATTAAGTGACGTGTTGTAGGTGACACTAATGTAACTCTTGTTGCTGTTGGATTAGCTGATGTAGAAAAACCAGATGTAGTTGTAGATGCTCTAGTTGTTAATCTTGCAGCATCTCCAGCGTTCCATGTAAATGTTTTACCGTTTGCAATAGTTGAAACTAATACTTGACCAAAATTACTTAATGACCATAGTCCTGGTTCAAGAGTTACTACAGATGCAGAAGAGGCTTCACCCCAATCTACAAAGTCTGCAGCATTGGTTACGGTTGCGCCACTTGAGTGTGCAGCTCTTGTTGAACCATCCACTGCTCTTGTAATACCTGTTAAGTTGTTTGTTGATACACCTGTGTAAGAAATTAATTCTGTTCCAACTTGTATTCTACCAGTTGCTGGAAAACCTGAAGCAGATGTCAAAGCAATTGTTGATCCTGATGTACCACTAGTATTGTCACCAAGTGTTCCATTTAAAGTTGTTGTTACAGCACTTGAAACTATACCATCCCATTCTGATATACCCCAACCATAACCATAAGATTGTGCAGCAGGGCCGACAGGTTCGTAAGGAGTAATATCACAAGAACCACCTCCAGCAGCTCCTGTTGTAGTTTGTGTTCCTGTTACAATTGCAATCAATGAGTTTGTAATTCTAGTTACTTGAAATAATTTACCTTCAAATGCAGCATCAGTTAAACCTATACCTGGAGGTACACTTACATTACTTAATAAAATAATATCTCCTGATTGTAAATTATGAGCTGAAGAAAAAGTTACTGAGACTTCTTTAGATGCATCTGTTGCAGACATTACAACACTTCCGATTGTAGATTTAATTGGAGTAATATCGTACAGTTGACCTTCAAAATAGATAAGTAAAAACTTATCAGTTCCTATTGCAACATATTTGTTTCCATCTAAATCAACAAATGCAAACTCACGTCTTGCAACACTAACAATACTGTCAGAAACTAATGATGACCAACCTCCTACTTTTTCAGGTAGTCCATATCTGAATCTTGTATTATCACAATCTACCCATCTGTTTTCTGCACCAGATTCAGTGTCTTGTTTATCGATTCCCGGTAAGACTTTAAAGTCGATTAGAGCCATGGTCCGTGCTCCTATATATTATCTTTATAGATCCAGCCTCTTGTAGAGTTTACATATACCAAAGTAAATGCAGCTCCATTTGTGGATACTGTTAAATTAGCGGCATTTCCTAAAATAGGTGAACTATTTCTATTGATAGTTAAGTTGTTAGAACCAAAACCATTTCCACTATCAATGAATGTAACTTCATTTCCTATGGCAGGTGAAGCTGGTAATGTTATTGTAACTGGAGCATTCAAGCCTCCACCAGTACCTGTTGTATTAATTAATAATTGATCACCATTAACTGCAGTGTAAGCAGCGGGTATTGTATAATAGCCCTTGGTTATTGGACCAGAACTAATATTAGTTCCGTCTGAATATAAAACTATCTTAGCACCTACAGGGATAGTTACACCTGTTCCTGAAACTGTTTTAACTGTTAATGTATAATTAGATGAAGATC